GACGCGGATCACGTTGCCTCCCAATCAGATTCGTGTGTCGTAGGTGACAGAGAACGTGATCGCGCAGGCCGGGCCCTCGTTCGCCCACTGCTGGATCGACAGCGTCCGACCCATCAGCGCGACCATCCGCGGGGCCGTGATCCCGAGGGTCGGGTTGCCGCGCAGGAGGTTCTCGACGTCGCCCATGACCCCGAAGGCGGCCCGGCGCACCGGGGACGGGTCCATCAGGCCCGCGCCGTGCCCGTACTGCGCGACCGCCCGGCAGCGCACCTCGGACCGCTCGTCGCGGGTGTTGTTGCCCGTCGTCGCGATCGTCTGCGCGGAGTCGCCCTGGTCCTCCAGGGACGACGGGTCACCCGGCCACGCGATGACCAGATACCGGTCCACCGGCTGCTCGGACAGGCCCACGGCGAAGGAGTCGAAGACGGGGATCTCCGACCCGTAGGCGTCCGGGGCGCGGTAGCCGGGCCACACGCGCATCAGCGCCACCAGGGCATCGACGACGTCCGGCCAGCGGGTGACGGCCATCAGTACGCGCCCGACACCGGGGGGACGATGTACGGCGCCCACAACTGCTCGACCCACCGGGGGATCGAGTAGCCGGCGCCCGGCGCCCAGTCGCTGCCGCCCGCATCCTGGCGGGGCAGGTTCGTCGCGCCCCGCTGGGAGGTCAGCAGGTGCCGGACCATCTCCAGGACCCCGCCGATGACGTCGTCCGGGACGATCCCGTCAGCCGGGCCCACCGTGTAGGTCACGGTCACCGTGCCGACGCCGGGCCACCAGCGCAGCCGGGTCAACGGGCCACCGCGGAAGAGCTGGCCGGCGTTGGCCTTGAGCGTGTAGTCGGCGGCGCCGAGCGTCGTCCCGTTCTCCACCACCGAGGTCAGCGAGACGATCGGCTGGCGGCGCAGCAGCAGCGCGCCGGCCCCGCCGTCGTGCACCTCGACGATGGTCTTGGTGCGCCACGGGCGGTTCGTGTACCGCTCGCAGGCGTCCGTGGCCCGGGCCGCGAAGTCGTAGAGCTGGAGGTCGCCCGCCGTCGTCCCGGCGCCGAGATGCGTCCGGATGTCGGCCAGGGAGACGAGCGGAGCGTCGGTGGCCGCGATCACGTGGAAGGAGTCCGGCTGCAGCACCGTGACCGGGCCCGAGCTGGACGCCGTCCAGGTGTGCCGGCCCACCACCGTCGGGGTGTAGTACGCGACGTACGTGCCCGTCCCGGAGTGCACCACCGTCCCCGGGGTCGTGAACACCGTGGACGGGGTGCCGTCGGGCAGGAACACCGAGATCGTCACGGACGTGGCGTCCGCCGCGGTGCCGGAGCCGTCGCGGACCACAACCGGTAGCGGAACCTGCGAGCCGATCGGGTACCGCACGGTCAGCCTCCACTCATCGTCGGGGCACCAACTGGTGCAGCGGTCAGGGTCGGAGCGGACGGCGTGCCGGCAGCGGCCGTCGGCGCTGCGGCCGGGTAGGTGCTGGCGGTCGGCGCGGCGCCGGTCCCAGCGGCGAGGGTCGATGCCCGGTCCGTGCCGGGTCCGATCGACCCGCGGGTCGGGATCGGTCGGGCGAGCAGTCCGGCGGAGACACCGAGCCCTGCCGCGCCGACCAGGCCGACGACCCCGGAGGCGGTGATCCCGGCCGTGCCCTGGGGGGTGGCTGTGGCGACGGACCCGACGCGGCCCGTCGCGGTGACCGCAGCGACGGCGGAGACCAGGGCGCCTACGGCACCGGACACCGTGCCCGCGGCGGTCATGCCCGCGGTCTCGGCGAGGCTGGCGCCCCCGGCTGCGCCGACCGTGGCGGCGGTGAACATCTGGCCGGTCACGGTGGCCGAGGTCGAGCCGACCGCGCCGACCGCACCGGCCGCAGTCGTCCCGGCGGTGATGGTGGTCAGGACGGTCGCCCCGGACGCGGCGAGGGTCCCGGCGGTGGCCGTGAGCGTGGCCGCGCCGAACAGACCGACGACGCCGGAGGCGGACATCCCGGCGGTCGCCGTGGCGGTGACGGCGCCGACGGCGCCGAGCTTCGCCGCGGTGGACACCGTGGCGGTAGCGGACGGAGACGCGGCGCCGACAGCACCGACCGTTCCAGCGGCGGACATCCCGGCCGCGCCGGTGAGGGTGGCGGCCCCGATGAACGCGCCGCCGGACGCGGACACCCCGGCCGTAGCCGTCAGGGTGGCCGCCCCAAGGACGCCCACGACCCCGGAGGCGGACATCCCGGCCGTGGCAGTGGCCGATGCGGAGCCGACCACGCCGATGGACTGCGCGGTCACCAGCGCCGCTGTAGCGGCCAGGGGCGCCGCACCGGACGCGCCGACTACGCCGGTCGCCGTGCTGCCAGCCGTGGTGGTCAGGGTGGCTGCGCCGACGGTGCCGACCGGGCCGCCCGCGCTGACCCCGGCCGCGCCGGTAAGGGCGGCGGATCCGACAGCGCCCACGGCACCGGTGGCCGAGATGGCTGCGGCCGCCGTCTGGCTGCCGTCGTCGAAGTAGGCGACCGGCGACGGCGCCGAGTCGTTCGCCGCGCCGGGGAGGATCAGCGTGGGCAGGCCGAGCCCGAACACGGGCTGGGCCAGCGCCGACGGGCCGCCGGTCGGAGGCATCCCCAGCGGGACTACCGGCGTGAACCCGAAGTCGTCCCAGAAGATCGTGGTTGCGGTCGCGGTTGTTCCGCCGTCGCAGTCGAGCCCGAGCCACCCGGCCGCGAGGAACGACGAGTCGGTGAGCGTGACCGTCGGGGTGTTCGGACGGTTCCCGGTGCTCGCCCAGAACCACGCCTTCAGCGAGCTGCCCAGGAACTGGACTTCCCAGTTGTAGATGACCGACCCGGTGAACGTGAACGACGTCCCCGTGCCGAGAGCGGTCTGTGTCCCTATCCCAGCGGTACGCTTATAGAATTGCAGATTCGTGCTTGCCGGTTCGATCGAGAAGAAGTATCCGCTGTTCCCGAGCGTCGAATCGGCCCGGAACCACACCTGCCCATACGCCTCGACCGTACTGGTGACCATGAACGATCCGAATATCGTTCCATCGGCCACCTGACCGGCGACATAGAACCGGTCAGCTTTCCAGTCATTGTTTCCACCGGTCGCCGATGTGACTTGCTTCCCGCGGTTCGTGTCGATGGTGGAGGCGCCCGCGCCAGTGACGCGGGCGCCAACCCATTGACCGACGTCCCACGGATTTCCGTTCGTCCCGGTGAATGCATCGACATAGGACGGCACTCTTCACCGCCCCTACGGCGTAGTGGTCAGATCCTCAAGCGTGAACGTGTGCAACTGGATCGAGTTGCCCGCGTTCGCAATCGAGAAAGTGGCCGTCAGGTCGATCTGATTCGACACGGAAGAATCGAACCCCGTTCCGACGGCCGGTGCCGACGCCTGGAACATGGCGTCACCCGCACCGCCAGCGGACGGCAGGGCAGACCCGACCACGGCCTCGCTCTTGAAGAACCCCACCGGGAACAGGGTGGCCGCCGTGCCTGAGCCGATGGACCGGACGTAGAGCATCAGCTCCGCGACCCATGTCACGTTCGTCTTGGCGACGGCGTTCAACTGGATCGCCTGGCTGGTCGCTACTGCGATGTTCGCCGTCGGACCCAGCTTGAATTTCAGGGTGAGCGTCCCCGGAGTGGTGACGATGTTCGAGATGCGGCCGGAAGCCGAAACGCAGAACACCTTCGCCGTCGAGTTGATGTATCCCGACGGGATGAAGACCTTCGCCACCGCGGGGAGCAGGGTCGTTTCCGTCGTGGTGTTGGTGACGGCCGTCCCGTCGATCTGCGCCCCGACCAGCGGGGAACGATACCCTGGCATTAGCTGATCGCCCCCCACACCATCAACCAGCCCGCATCGTTCGCGAGACCAGTCGTCGACAAGGTGATGATGTTCGCCGCCGGGGTGGCTAGCGCATCCTTCTTCGCCGTGGTCGTCCACAGAACGACCGCGAGCTTGGCGTCAAGGAATTGAGCCGACACATCGACCGTGTCGCCCGTGTTGCACTTCGAGATGGCGTAGACGACACACGTGTCAGTCTTACCGTCCTGAAAGTGCTTCGTGATCTGATTGGACGCCAGAAGAACGGCCATTCAGATCACGCGGCAATCGGGGTGAAGGACAGCGTGAGCGTCGTCAGGGTGAACGTGTTCGTGCTCACCCACGCCTGCGATGACGACAGCGCACCCGACCAGTAGAACGTACCGGCGGAAGCCGCCGACCAGATCGAGATGTGCGTGAGCGTCTCGGACGTGCCGCCGTTCGTCCACGCGGACAGCGTCGACAACGTCATCGACCCACCGGACGCCGCGTTCCACACCACGGCGTTGCGGGTCGCCGAGCCGACCGACACCGCGGTCGTCCCGGACGCGCCAGGATCTGCTGTGTGCAGCTGGACGAACGGCGTCGCGATCGCGCTGAACGCCGTGTTCCGGAGCACGTTGAGCGTCGCGTTGGCGAAGTTCACGGCAGACAGGCCGGCGGTCATTCCGTCACCTCGCCGTCGGGGTAGCAGGAAGGGCACTCCGGGACGCACGGGGCGTGGTGCTGGACCGCGCCGTCTGCCTCCATCGACAGGGTGGCGATGACGTCACCCATGGGACGCCCGGCCCTTCCGCGTGCCGGGCTTCTCCTCGACGGCCGGCTTCTCCTCGACGGCGGCCGGCTCCTCGGGCTCCTGGTCCACCTCGGCGGCGCGCTCGCGGGCCGCCTCCTCGGCGGCCGAGAAGACGGGCGGCTTGCGCGGCCCGGACTCGGCCGCCTCGAACAGGTCCGGGTGGTCGGCCACCAGGGCCTCTTCGTCGGCGTGCAGCTCGCCCGAGCGGACGAGCACCTCCGACCCGTCGGGCATCGCCACGAACGCCGTATGGCGCGCCATCATCAGGCCCACGTCAGCCCTCCACGAGCACGCGGAACGCGTTGGTGGTGGTGACGTCGCCACCGAACCGCCAGAACGCGAACCACCCGGCCTGACCGGTGGGCCGGGCGTTGGCCGTGCCCTTCACCATCGGCTCGTAGAGCACGCTCATCCCGATCCGGTCCACGATCAGGTACTGCGAGAAGTCCCCGTAGAGCAGGTTCTTCGAGCCGGTCGTGATGGTGCCGACCATCGTGGTCGACTCGCGGAACGGCGAGCCGAGCAGGCGCTCCGGGCTGCCCTCACCGAGGTTCGTCCAGTAGCTCGAACCGCCCGCGGTGTCGAACTGGCGGGCCCGGTTGATGATGGCGAGGTTCGCCACCCAGTTCAGCGAGGACCGCGGCCCGCGGAAGCGTGCGGGGAGCGCCTGCTGCACGGCGTAGATGTCGCCGATCGCGAACAGGCCCACGCCGATGGACGTCACGGTGGTGGCCCTGGTGACGGCGCCCCACGGCTCGCCGGTGCCGGTGCCGGTCGCGAACTTGGCCTCTTCGAGCCGGTCCTTCGCGTCGGCCAGCAGCATCGGGAACTGCTGCGCGAAGTCGGAGTCTTCGAGGATCTCGTAGCTGCCGAACACCCACGCGGATGCCTTCTGCGGCGTGATCTGAAGCGTGCCCACGGTGGGCGAGTGGTCGGTGTCCTCGGTGCCCTCCGCGAGCATGGCCGCGTTGACACCGGCCGAGGTGACGCCGTTCCAGTTGTTGGTGCTGGTCGACCTCTGCCCGCTGATCTGCCGCCACGGATTCGCGCTGCCGACGTTCGTCAGGATGATCGTGGGGTCGAGCGTGAACGGCACCAAATACCCACCGTTGGCGCTCGTGAGCGACAGCGCGGCGCGCCGGCCCTCGCCCTCGGGCTCCTCCAGGTAGGACTCGAACGCGTCGTGGTAGTCGTCGCTGCCGGTGCGCAGGATGTGCGCGGCCATCGCGGCCCGCGACATGCGCGACATCGGCACCGTCTGGTGACGGAAGTCGGCGCGGTGACCCTGCAGCATCCGCGTGGCGTGCTCGGCGCCGTCCTGCGCGAGGCGCCCGGACCGGTGCGCGCCCTCGATCGCGTCGAGCGCGCGGTTCGACACCTCGGTCTGCGGGACCAGGCCCAGGCGCATCCGCTGGAAGTCCACGCCGTACGGGTCCGCGGTCGCAGAGCGGACGTAGACGTCGGTGCGGGTCCGGTTGCGCTGCGCGCCGTCGCCCGACTCCAGGTTGGCCGGCGAGGCCAGCGCGGCGGACCGGACGGCCTCGACGCGAGCGGCGCGAGCGGCCAGCGGCGCGGCGGACGTCTCCAGCTCGTCGTACTCCCCGAGCAGCGTGTCCACCTCGGTGGGCAGCGCGGCGTACGCGGCACGGGCCGCGTCGTCCGCGTCGGCGCCCGGCTCGGCGAGCGCCTCGATCTCCAGCAGTCGGGCGCGGATCGCCTGCTGCCGGGCCCTGATCTGGGCCAGGTTCATCGTGAGATCCCTCTCGTGACCATGCCCGCGCGCACGCGCTGGGCAACGGAGAGCCGACCGGAGTGCGCAGTGCGCGGGTCCTCGGCAGCGGGCGCCACGGTGGCGGTGCTGGTGCGGATCACCGGGACCGGCGGACGGCGTCCGCTCGATGTGGTGAGACCGCCGACGCCCGTGGTGCTGGACGCCGGGTCAAGGGGCTGGACGTCGGTGACGGTCGCGTCGTCCGCGCTCTCGTCCTCCACGTCCGGATCGGGCACGAGCAGCATCGAGGAGACGACCATCTGCGCGACGTCGAGCGTGCAGTCCGCGGCGCACAGCGCCTCGACGATCGGGTCGAGCCCGGCATCGGCCGCGGCCAGCATCGCCAGCAGCTCCGTCAGCGTCTGCGTCTCGGCCGGCGCCAGTGCGGCGCGGGCGAACTGATCGCGGACGCGCGCCAACTGCGCGAGCCGCGTTGCCTTGCCGTTCTGCCGTGCCCGGACGCTCACGACCATCGGGACGTCGTAGGCAGGGATCGGCGTGGGCCCGTACTCCGTCATGGCGACCTCGGTCCGACGCACCCGCGTGCCGGAGGCGTACCGGCCGCCGCGGGGCGGCATCGGGTCCGAGCGGACCCACCGGCCCGAGAAGGACTGCCCGGTTATGTCGCCGTTCCGGATCGCCTCCAGCACCTGGTCGGCGAGCGGGGTCCGGTTGTAGCGGGTCACGGTGATGAGGCCCCGGGCGTCCGCACGCGGCGCCTCGATCGGGCTCCCGAGCGGCACCGACGCCATCTCGGACGGCGTGCCCTGCAGCGTGAGCGCGTGGTTGTAGAAGACGCCGAAGCCCGTGCCGCGCTGGGAGATCGTGCGGGTGAAGGCGGCTGGGTCGAGGGACTCGACGTAGTTGCCCTGCCGGTCGGTGATGTCCTGCTCGTGGTTGAACACCGCGGCGTACGCCTCGACGGTGCGGCCGTCACCGCCGGACCGGATCGCGATGTCGGCCAGCGGGAAGGACCGGGTGAACTCGCTCATGCTGCCTGCCCCTTCGTGGGGGGAGTGGTCGGGTCGTTGAAGGTGCCGCCCGTGCCGGCCGGCAGGAGCTGGACGGGCAGCAGGCCGGAGTGCACGAGGAGCGACAGGTCCCCGGACTCGACGGCGTCCGCCACGGTCGCCGGGTCGTACCCGGCGGTGATCAGCTTGCTGGCCGTGCTCGCCTTGACGTCGAAGGTCTCGGCGCGTTCCTTCTCGCCCTCGCGCAACGCCGCGATGTCGCCGACGTCGAACCACAGCCGGGAGTCGGCCGGGACCTCGACGAGCTTCGCCAGCGCGCCGCACGCCGAGCGCCAGTTGGGCCGCGCCGTCAGGTCGGCGAACCGACGCATGGCCTGCGCGTAGTTCGAGTAGGTGGCGGCTTCGAGACCTTCCTTCAGGCCGATCACGATGCCGGGAACGCCTGCGGCAGAAGCGATCCGGGACTCGCCCGCAGCCTGGACGGTGGTGTACTCCAGCTTCGCCAGGTCCGCGCCCACGACCACGAAGTCAGCGCCGCGGTCGAGGATCACCGTCTTGAAGGCGTTCTCCACGCCCCCGTACCGGGCGTGCATCCGCGCGCCCACGGACTCGATGACCTCGTCGGTGAGCTGCTGCTCGTACTTGATGAGGATGTTCGGCGTCGCGGCGTTCTCAAGGAACTTGAGCTTGTACTCCGTAAGCGCGGTGTCGGAGTCCACCTCGCGGATGATCGGCGTCAGCCAGGACATGCCCCGGAACTGTGCCTTCGGGTCAGGGATCGGCGACCAGTGCGCGACCTCCCCGACCGGGTAGAACTCGGCCGCCCGCTCGGTGTCCCACGTCCCCGGGTCGTATTGGTAGCCGAGCACCTCGCGGTGCTGGCGGCCGTGCACGTCCTCGACGAGCGCCGACACGATCGTCACCAGGTCCGGCCGCAGCCGCTCCAGGAACGGGACGCCGTCCATGCCCTTGCCCTTGCGGACGTAGGCGTTCCCCGCGAGGGAGACGTCCTGCTCCATCCGGGCCAGCAGCTCGCCCGTGTTGCCGCCCGGCCACGGGTCCTCCAGCAGGGCCAGCGCGCCCGACGACCAGAGCTTGCGCGTCAGCCGGTTCCGGAACGCGAACTCGGCCTCGGAGAACAGCATCAGCCGCGCCAGGATGCACGAGAAGATCACGCCGTTGCCCGCGTAGCCACGCTCCGCGTAGCCCTCGAAGCCCGGCCGGATGCGCTCCTGATCGGGCGAGCCCCAGGACGACATCAGCACGGCCGCGCCCGACGCGGTCCCCTCGCTGATCCGACCGCCCAGGCGGGCCGCGGGCGCCTCGCGCTCCGGGGCCGGCGCGCCCAGCAGGGCCCGCCACAGGGCACGAGCGCGGCTCGGGACCGCTGGGCGCTCCTCGCGCGGCTCGTCCTTCGGCCTGCGCTCCACCGGGCCCGCAGCGGGCGCCTCAGGTGCGCGCGGGGCCGAGGCCGGACGGCGGCCCAGCAGCAGCACGGCGACCAGCAGGACGAGCGAGAGAGCGAGCACGATCCCCCTCACACCACGTAGACGTTCGCCGAGGTGATCTGCACGTGAGCCAGCCGGTTCCACCGGGCCGCCGTGATCGCCACCAGGGGGGAGATGTCCGCCGCCGACGTCCGCCGTCGCCAGGCCCACGCATCGCCGAGGTCCCGCTTGCGGCCCGCGGCCACCGCGGCATCGAGTTGCGGCTGACCGATGTGCGCCAGGCGGCGCGGCTCCTGCGTGACCGCCGTCAGTAGGCCCCCGGCGGCCTGCGCCAGGTCCCGCGACGACATCGGCTTGAGGATCACGCCCGCGGCCTCCAGCTCGGCGCGCATCTCGCCGGCCGGGCCCGCCGGGTCGTAGGCCACGGGCAGCGACGACCACCGCGACGCCAGCTCGGGCAGCCTCGTCCGCAGCCAGTCCGTGCCCGCCCCGGGCCGGTAGTCCACGACCTCGACGTGCATCGAGCCGTCCGCCCGCTGGCCGGCGACTGCGATCGCCGCCGTCGACCCCAGCGGGGTGACGTCGAACGCGAACGCCGGCTCCCCGGCGAGCTCGCTCTCCTCGTCCCGGCACGCCGCCCAGGCCGACGCCGGGATGACCTGCTCGCCGAGGTCCCGATCCACCCACCGGTTCAGGTAGGCGCGCAGGAACAGGTTCAGGTTGTTGCCGCTGACCGCGCTCTCCAGCTCGGCGCGGATCGTGTCCTCGGTGACCGTGAAGCCCAGTGCCGGCATGCACGAGCGCCACGTCGCCGGGCTCTCGGGGTCGGCGTCGTCCTCGGCGGACCACTCGAAGTACGCGATGCGGCCCGTCGATCCGCCCTCGACGATGCGGCGGCCGGCCTTCACCTTGCTCAGCAGGTAGTGGCTGGCCTCCAGCGTGCCCGCCGTGGAGACGCCCCAGAACTGCGCGTTCGCCCGGGTGAGCATCGCGGGCCGCCACGCCTGCTCGACGCGGTCGTCGGTCTGCGCGAACACCTCATCGAGGCACCCGAGGTCCAGCGTCTTGCCGTGGCCGGCCTTCTCCGTCGTGGCGATCGGCCCGAACGTGGACCGGTCCAGGAACCGCACATGCTCGCTGCCGGTCTGCAACTTCACCGCGAACTTCCCGCGCATCTTGCGCGCGGCCTTCAGGTCCTCGACGAAGTCTTCTTCCCACTTCGACCGGGCGTCATTCCTGGTCTGCGCGGCGTACAGCATTCTCTGCCGACCGCCCAGGTATTTACTAATTGCCGAGCGCAGCACCACCACCGGAAGAATTAGCGTGGTCTTGCCGCTCTGCCTCGGGATCGTGAGCCATACTTCCCGGTACGCAAGATTACCCGTCGCCGGATCTATTTCCAACGCGACATCGGCGACGTGTTGTTGCCACGGCATCGGCGGCTTTCCCAGGGCTGTTGAAACCCTGCCCCAATGCGCGCCCCAGGTCGGGCGTTCAGCCCGCCGTGGCGTTGACCATCGGGGGGGACATCCCGCCGAAGAGGTCGTCATCCTCGTCCGCCTCGTCGCCCACCAGCACCGCGAGCGTGTCGAGCAGCGTCTTCACCAGCCCTGGCAGCGCCCGGACGTCCCTGCCGCGCACCTGCGGGCTGTCGAGCACCTCGGCGACCAGCACCACGATCGCGGCCAGCGTCTCGGCCGCCGGATGCGCTGACGGGAAGTCCTCCAGCTCCTCGCGTGCGACGTCAGCCAGCCTGCGGTCCGGCGCGGGGCCCTCGGCGGGCTCGCTCGGCTCGCTCGGGCCCTCGGCGACGCCCTCGGCGGCCTGGACAAGCGCCAGGAGCGGCCCAGACGCCCGCGCCCGCGCCCGCGCAGCACGGTTGCTGGCCTTCCGACGCTCCCGATCGCGGTCCTTGCACCGCCCGCAGCGCTTCGGCAGAGGCCCTTTCTCGCCCGCCGGGAGGTCCTGCTGACACGTCGAACAGGTGAAGGTGCGGGCCACGGGCACCCCCCGGGGGTTCATGGCGGCCCGTGGCGCGCGAAAAAAAGACGGTTGGGGTCATGGGGATCGGCGGTTCACGATCGACATGCCACCCCCCGGGCCCCGCGGCCAAGGGATCACGTCAAATAGGCTGATGCTTTTCCCTCACCACGATCGCGAGGTGGGTAATGGGACTGGGTGCACTGCTGCCCGATCCCGACGTCCGGAATTGCATCCATAATGCGCAGCTCTGCAATTAGCCCGGTCGAGAACAACGCCACCGCGGGAGCGCGGGACAACGTGGTCGACCGAGAAGGATTGTGGAGTCCGGGGTGGAGCGTCCATATCAATGGAGTTCAGACATAGCCAGCATAGGGATTCCTCAGCACGCACCCTGGCAGTAAGTCTTATCCAGGCCGCCCCGTAGCTGTTTAGCCCTCGGCCTGCCATGTCATTCTCCCGACATGCGCGAGTGGGTGAGGTAGGTTCTACCCTGCCCCCCCGGTTAAATGCACGGGCCCTTTCTACACGCAGAAGGCCCGACACCTGGTTGGTGTCGGGCCTGCTACCGCGAGTGGCTCCCGGCCCCGATCGGTGTGGCGGGAGGTCACGGACCCATCATCGCCACTGCTGGTGATGATGCTGGCGGCAGCGTGACAGACGCTTGCACGCTTGCGCAAGCGACACGCTCAGGTCGACTTCGGGTATGCCACGCCCAACCTCTCGCCGATGAGCACCACCGTGTTGCACGGCCAGTCGGCCGAGATGCCGTCGCAGTCGTCGCACCCGGCGCACGTGCCGGTGATGCCGTGCTCGGGGCTGCCTCCGGACTCCTGGTGCATCTCGGCGATGTCGCGGACGATGCCCGGCGGCAGCTCGGCCAGAACGGCCCGCAGGCGGGCGTGGTACGCGTCCTCGGCGGCGCGCTGACGGGCCCACCGGGCTTGCTGCTCGTCGGTCGGTGGCTGCGGGAACAGCACGCTCAGGGGCACGTCGATCTGGGCTGCGATCGAGCGGACCTCGATGGGGTCGCTCACGAGATCCTCCACGCCGGGTCGAAGTCGGGGTGTGCGGCGTACGGCTGGACGAGGGCGAGCAGCGTGGGGCACGGGCTCGGCAACGTCTCTTCGTAGAGGAACGACTCCACGCAGACGCCGCAGCGCGCGGGCTGTGTTCCGTCCAGGCCGATGCCCCGCGAGCCGTAGTGCCCGGACGTGCACGACCACGGGTCGGACTCGACGTGGCAGGGCGTGTGCAGGGCCGCCACCGCCCGCTTGGCCGCCACCTCGGCCAGCACGCGGGCCGGGTCCCACCGGGCGATGTGCGCGGCCACACCCGACCGGATCTCCTGCCCGTAGGGGATCGGGAACGCCGGCAGCATGTTGTCGAGCAGCATCCGGGCCGGGTAGCGCTCGCGGGTACGCAGACTGACTCTGCTCTCCTCGTCGATGTACTCACGATCGAGGGTCGGGACGACCTCCTCGTCGGTCTCGCCGTCGAACCACGCCCAGTGGATACCGGGACGCTCGGGCTCGACCGCCGCCCGTGCCGCGGCCTCGTCCTCGTCGAGCCGCGCCCTCAGGAACGCGATCAGGTCGCTCACGTCGTCTCCTCCTCGTCGTCGCTGGTCGCTCTCTGCGCCAGCCGTGCGCCGTCCGCGATCCGGTACAGGGGCCTGCCGTCGGCGTCGTACCGGCGTCGCACGAGCCGCCCGCGTGACGCCCACTGCCGTACCCGGGCCGGGTCGACGTCCAGGACGCGCGCCAGGTCGGCCGCGGGCAGCAGTCCCCGCGCCTCGGCCAGCGACGCCTCCCGCACGTCCTCCCGTGCCGCACGCTGCCCGCACCCCCGGCACCGCACCACCGCGGCGTCCTGCGCCGCGTAGACGCTCGTCCCGCACTGCTGGCAGCGGCCCACGATCCCGACGTCCGCGGGCCGGTCAATGGCGCGCTCAGCCTCGCTGACGGCGTCGCGCACCTCGCGCACCAGCTCGGCCGCCCAGGGCTCGCGGCCGGTGAACACCTCGGCGAGCCGGAGTGCCTGACGTCGCGGGTCGCTCAGGTCGGCCCGGCGGCACGTGCCCTGCACGCGGATGTCCTTGATGTGCCAGCAGGACGGGTGCACCTCCCAGGTGAGCACGGGACAGGCGGGCCCCTCGATGGGGTCCGGGAGCGGGTGCTCCTCGTCCCAGACCCGTACCTGGGTGTGCAGCAGCGTCAGGATCGCCGTCAGGGCGTCGCTGGCGCCCTGGCCGTAGTCGAGCCTGACTCCCTGGGTGCAGTCCGGGTCGTCAGGCCCGTGGAGGCAGCCCTGCGGGCAGTCCGTGCCGGTCCCGTGGCTCGGCATGGCCGTCTGCTGGGAGAGCTGCGTGTCCAGCTCGCGCAGCAGGCCCGCGGTGCCGTCCGCGGCGTCCGGCAGGGCCCGCAGGTCGCCCCGGGTGCGCCCGACGCACCCGGAGCACACCACCTCGGCGTCCCGCAGGGGGACGCCGTCCAGCGGGCAGGGACGGTCAGCCACGGGCCCACCGCGGGAGTCTGCGACGGTGTGCGCTGCCCGGCACCACGCCGGCCACGCGCCAGCCCGCGAGGAACAGCATCCGGCGGCGAGCGTTCCCTGCCGCCTTCACCTGCGCCTGCACGGCGCGGACCTCGTCGGGGGTGACGGGTCGCCCGGCCGGGACCGCCTCCAGGATGAGGCGGCCACGCAGGACGATGGGTCGCTGGTCGGTCACGGCTCGATGCCTGCCTCTCGCATGATCCACGGCTTGCCCCACGCGGCCCGGCGCAGAGCGGCAGTCAGCTCGTCGATGCGGGCCGTCTGCAGGTCGAGCACCGACGTGACCCCATGAAGGGCTCGCTCGACCTCCTCGGCGTGCTGCTCGCCACGTTCGAGCGCGGTCTCGGCCCGGCCGCAGCGCAGCGCCAGATCCGCGACCTGCTCGGCCGTGAGGCCGCCCCGTGGCTCGACGTGGGGGTCGAACATGGACGGAAGCATCGTCAGATCGTCTCCTCGGGTGCGGTGACCGGGGGCACGGTGACCGTGGTGGTGGTCCACGTGGTCGCTGCGGGCGCTGGGACGGGTGTGAGCGGCACGGCGCGCGGCTGGTCGCTGCTGGCGACCAGCAGGACGACCAGGACGGCGCCAGCGGCCAGCAGGACGAGCCGGGCGACGGCCAGGACGCGGCGGACGGGTAGGCGCACGATGCGGAGCGCGCTCACGGCTTCGCCATCGTGATCCCGGCGCCGCAGCGCGCCGAGTTGGACCAGACGTGCCGCCACACGCCCGGGGGCTGTCGTTCGATGATCTGGTGGCAGTACACGCAGCAGATCGGGTCGAGCGGCTTGTGCGCCTCACCCACGGGACGCCTCCTCCTCGGTCCGGTCGAGCCAGGCCAGGGCGCGCCGGTACATGGCCTCGTTGACGCCGCCGCCGTGCTCCAGCCGGTGCACGGTCGCGTTGGTCGTGCCGATCTGGACGGCAGCGGCCCGCAGGCTCAGCCCGAGGCGTGCGCGCCGCAGCCGGACGGCGTCGGGGAGCATGTCCAGCGTCGCGAGGGCCTGCGCCCACGCGGTGCGCGGGACGTCGGGCGCGTACGGGTCGTCGGCGGGTGTCGGCGCGGTCACGAGAGCCCTGCCTCTCGGCGGATCTCGCCGATGCGCATGCCAGCGGCGCTGCTGATCTGCCAGTCCTGCGCCGCGTCCCAGCTCGTGAGCGCCTCGGCGAGCAGGCCGCGCAGGCGCTCGACCTCGGCGCGGTGCCGCTCGTCGATCGCGGTCGCCTCGCGGACGTTGGCGGTCAACGCGTCCTGAAGGCTGCGGATCTGGCGCGCGCTGGCCTCGTCGAGCTCGGGCTCGCCGATCAGCGCCAGTAGGCGCTGCCTCTCGCGCTCGACGGCGTCCAGCCGCACGATGCGCGGCGTCCAGCCGGGCACCAGGCGGGCTAGGAGGCGCTCTGCGGCGCGCTGCGTGCGGTCGCTCATCACTGCCCTCTGATGCACAGGCACGGGGCGCTGTGGTGGGCCGCGGGGCAGCCGGGCGTGCCGTCGGCGGCGGTGAGCGTGTGCTCGACGGTCAGGGACTCGGCCAGGACGGCGACCGGGGTGGACGCGGGGCGGGATGCCTCCCCGCCGCGGGCGGCGGCGGAGACCAGCTCGCGGAGGGCGCGGTCGGTGCAGTCGGTGAGCTTGGCGGGGCGGTGCGGCGGCTCTGCGGTGAGCAGGCCGTGGGGGTCGGGGGTCATGCCTGCTCACCGCGCATGTACGCCTCGAAGAGGCGCAAGGCGGTGTCGTAGTCAGCGACGATGCCGGGCGGCGTGCCAGGCCCGGCGGCCTCGGGGACGGTGGCGAGGACCTCGCGGCGGTCGTGCTGCTGGCGGATGGCGGCAGCCAGCGCCTCCCGGATCTCGTCCTGCAGGTCGTGGCGGAGGTTGCCCCACCAGCCGTCGAAGCCGCCGCGGTCGAGCAGCTCGGCGAGGACGGCGGACGCGGCGCGCTCGGCGAACGGCTGCGGTTCGGTGGGGGTCTGGTCGATGGTCACGAATTCTCCCGGAAGTCGTTAGGGAATCTTGCTTGCAGTTCTGTAAGCTGCCGGTTCAGTTCTTGCTGCGGATCACATTCTCTGGGCTCTGTGGCTTTTTCGACCATCTTCGCAAGTAGGCTGGTTACGTTAGATGAGTTGGGTTCCTGTTCTTCGTCTCGTTCTTCCTTAGTTCTCTTCTCAGTCTCCCCCCCTACCCCCCCAAGATCAGGAAGGATCACCCTTCCTCCAGGGGTAGGACTGTCCTTCCCGAGGGGTAGGCTCACCCTTCCTGGAGGGGAAGGCTCACCCTTCCCAGGCTCGGCCAGGTGAAGCGAGTAGACCGCCGGTGAGCTGCCCGAAGCCTTTCTCACGAGCAGGATCGCGCCCTTGCTCGTCAGCCCCCTGACGGCCACCTTGACCGCCTCGAAGTCGGCCGCCCGCTGGCGCCGGTGCTCGACCGCCCGGGGCGTCGTATCGGCCGGGTGCGGCTCCGGCGGGACCTTCCGGCCGAGAGCGAACGCCAATTCCTCGCGGCCACCCCAGAACATCGGCGGAACGTCCTCGTCCTTTGTCCGATAAGCCATCCACGAGAGCGCACGGAACGAGCGGTCCGGGAGATGAGTCCACTCCGCCCACACCAGCCTGACGTTCCCGATACCCAACGTGGTGACCTTCCTGACCTCTTTCGTTGCTGCGCCGCACCGGCCGTGCGGGCAGGTCCTGCCGAGGCATGGTGGACCGTCCCGGCATGTCGGTGCATCCGGCCGTGTGCACCGGTTGGGTACAACCCGTCCACCGCTGTGGAGGACCGGTGGACAGGCCATCACCACCGCTTCCTCAGGGTCGATGTGGCGGGGATCTCGCCGACCTGAGCGGAGGCGCGCAGGAGGGCGTACCGGCGGCCGTCGACCTCGGGGTCGAGGTCGACGATCGGCCGAGGCCGGGTGGCCTTCACCTCGGCCTGCACGGCGGCCAGCTCGCGCTCGCACGCGGCCAGCCACCACGCGCGCTCCAGGAGCGTCAGGCGCGGCCACAGGTCGCTCAGGGGCACCCCCGGCGGCAGGGCCCGCACAGCGGCCGGG